GGACTCGTCGTCCCGATCCCAACATTATTACTCGCATCAAGTACCAACCCATTCGATCCAGCGCCACCGTTGAGGGTGAGCGTTTTTGTGCTGGCTGCTGAAATAACTACGGAATTGTTATAAGTTTCCGTTGTGCCTGTGAAGGTTAAATTCCCCGTAGATCCCACCGTGATGAGATCCGTCACACTCCCTGAGTTGCCATTTCCAAGTCTTACCGTACCGTCGGGGGATGCTGGCTGATACCAAGTGAAATTGTTTGTGGCCGTGACCGACTGGCCGAGCTGGACGTTATTACTTTTTGTTGTCCCCGTAACTGTTAGAGCGCCATTAACCGTACCGCCCGTGCTGGCATTGAGGATGGAGACTGCCGTAGCCGTATTGAAAACACGCTTAACACCCGAAGCAAACGACACTAGCGCATTGGCATTAGAAGACTCAAGGACTACCGTCCTTGTCAAAGTCCCCGTACCTACCGTACCGTAGCCTACTTCCCAGTTACCCGCACCATCATCAATGGTGTAATAAACCACATCACCGTTCGTGAACGATGCATTGAAAGTCCTGTATCCAGTAACGGCACCAGCAAGAGTCAGCGTGCCCGTACCAATTGTCGAGGTGCTTTCTTGGACCCGATCAGCTAATAAGGGCATCGCCTAATCCTCTTAGTTCAGAATCAAAACGGCAGTGGAGCTAGTGTTCGAGGGGAATGTGACTGTGAAATTGCCATTTGTACTGGAGTACGTCCCACCAAAACTAAACACTGCTACAGCCTTGTTGCTCTGAGTTGAATTATAAAGCAAAGCACCTGCCGCCGATATAGTAGCAGAAGTCCAAGTATAAGCATCGAAACTAAGATACGCTGTCGTGCCCGACAACGAAACACCCACATTAACTAGCGTACCCCCGCCTGCTGTATACCCCGTACCCGTAGTTTCCCCGGAGGTTGTATAGGCCGTAGTGGCCGAACTCAGCGTAGCTGCTGACGTATAAAGAGCCAGCTTGAAAGTGTTACCACCAGCGCCGGGGCTGGGATAAGTGGAGTTTGTACCAAAGTTATGAACGCCTTGGAGAAGCTCACTTTTAAACGAGCTTGCTATAGCCTGAGTGATAGCCATGATTAAACCTCTTCTGAAATTTCGGGGTCAGGCTCAAAATGGTCAGCCATCACCACAACGTCGTTAATTACAAATTTTACCTCTTCAGAGAGGCCCTGTTGAGTTTCTACTGGTTCCATTATCTACTTCCCGTTGTTTAGCTCTAAGTGCTTTCATACTAGCAGAAATTTTTGCTTTTATTTCTGGGCTGCGTTTTCGACCTAAAGCCGCTTGTCGCATTTTGTTAATAGTCTCCGAGCTACGCTTCTTACCTAAATTAGCATTTGCTGCTGCCGCTACACACGCTTCAGAGGGCTTTCTTGCGACCCCAGCTTCTCGTAACTTAGCTTTATGCTCTTCAGAGAGCGGTGCTCTTTTTTTGCCTTTTTGCGCAGCTGCTGCTTTAGCCGCGTGTTCTGCTGTTTTGGGTTTATCTTTTAGGCTAGCACTAATTGCTTTTTTCCACTCGTCTGTCAGCAAGCGCCCTGTTTGGTTTTTGCTTATTCTTTCCCCAAATTCTGGTGCTCTTTTTACCCCATACGCGGGGTGATCTTTTCCAGAACCCGCTCCTTCACCCCCCGGAGCTATGTTATAACCGGAAATTCTAGACCCGCTTTCTGCTATAACAAACTTTTCAAACTCATCTGCTGTAGCCTTATCTTCACACCAATGCACGACTTCAAACGTAAAGTTTTCCAGCCCATATTTTCGCATAGCGCTATAGATCTTGTAGTTACAAACACCTTTGTTTGCCGTGTACTTATGCGTGTACCAACGGCGTTTTGGGTCTACAGTTTGACCAAAATAAAATTTACCGCTTATGGTGTTTGTGATTTTGTAGATTGCTATGTCCATGAATCTATTATACCACAAGGTTTCTAACTTGAGTAACGCGGAAATTATCTTGCCTATCCTTGCCATCACCCAGCTGTTTGAGGGGTTCCATAGCTTCTTGGAATTTCTGTTGGTACGTCTGAATTAAATCAGCTTCCCCCTTCATATAGATATATGCTTCTACCAACGAACCCCAGAGCAAAACATTGGGGAAATTATTGCCTAACCAGCTAGTGCCAGCAACAGTTATTGAGGGTGGATACGCATAGTAATGCAGTTCCATAGGATAGCAAATATCCGGTGTAGGCCCCAACAGAAAGGCTTCATTGCTGAAGATGGAATAATATTTGGGTTGACCCGTTGAATAGGTAGGCGGCGTAGCAGGATACGGATAAGCCTCACGGATGTAGTTCACATCCTTCTGAAGAAGATAAACGTAAGGCCCCACAATAGTGGTCCCGTCCTGCGCATACGAAGCTACCGCCAGCGAAAACACCGACAAAAAGTCGGAAGGAATATCAATGTATGGAAAACTGGCCGTTGTCTGACCTGTAACATTCTTACGGAAGGCAGGGAGCTGCACGCTGTTGTTAATCAGCGTTTCCGTGTTAATAATAAAGTTAGAGATATTTTCGACAAACGTCGTCTCAGTATTCTGAGTGTATTCCTGAATTGCTGTTTCTAACTGGAGGTAGGTCAGCGCCATGGTTTAGCCCATCTTCGTGCTGTGCTTAGTGCCTTTAGTCTGTGCGCCCGTACCGCGAGTCTTCTGTGTCTGAGTACTCTTAATGGCATTTGGATAGCCAGAAGTGTTGGGGGTAGGAACAGACTTAATGCCCTTATACTCTGCAGAACCTTCTTTGTGCTCAGCCATTTTACTTACCTCTAGATGACTTCATCTGGTTCTTAGCACGCGCCAGATTGCGCCCAAATTTCTTCATATCGGCAGAGGTTACACCGCCTTTCTTGAGGCCCTTAGTAGACTTCTGCTTGTCATGTTTAACATCCATCGGACTAGCTTCCCAGTCCTTCATAGACATTTTGTTTTTCTTTGCCAGTTTGGCGTCTTGTTCGACATCCTTAGCTGAACCTTCCCATTTAGCCATCGTAGTTTCCTCTTAAAGAATAGCATTGCCCGGTAAGGGCGGAACAATTATAACTCCGGGTTGGACGGACGTAAATTCCGTAATTTGCAGGTTGTTAAGCCTGAAATTTATCTGCTGCGTTGCTATGGGATTGTAGGCGAAATCCGCACAGCTGTCATTCCTATTCGTATCAGGTCTTGGCTCACGCAGTGCTTGAGGGTCATTTGCCAACTTAGGCGGAGCTAAAATCGGGATAAAATTTTGCGGGTGATCCGGGTCCCAGCACTCAGGGCAACGCTTAGTATTAATAAGTTTACCCATAATATAAATCTTTTTTAGCTTATCTAAGTCGCATCTTTGACCGCAAAGATCGCAGAAGGCTATTTTACCTTTGCTGGATGCAAACCTAGTAGCCATTTTTGTCTACCCACAAAACGGCCCACCCGTCTCTACGCTTTCGCTCACCCCGCAAATACCGCATCACGTTTTCTCTGGATGTCTCTAGATATTCTGCGCACTCGCTAGGGTTTTCAAAAACAAACACTTCACCTCTGCGTTGTATCCGCACTTGGCCTTTTATTTCCTTGGCATTGGCCATCTTAGCGCGCGTCTCTTCGCTGCGCACCGTACCCTTAATAGCCAAAGATATATGCTGCTTACGCTCTGCAGACAATTTAAGCCCTTTGCAATACGTGTTTCCACGCATTCTTTGCGCCATTTTAGTCTTTGTGGCTTCCGTATGCGTATGCCCTATATGGGCCTTAGACATATTCTGTCTAGCCTCAGCCGTATGTTTTTTACCCACCCATGTTGCTGCAACTTTGGCGATGTGTTCTGGTGATTTTTTCTTACCTTTTAATGCCGCTGATACTTTAACTTTATGCTCCTCTGATAAAGAACTTCCGTATGTTGGATGATCTTCACCTGAACCAAAACCTTCACCACCAACACAAATGTTGTAGCCTACCCTACGGGTGTCGTGCGCTTCGATAAGTTTTGTTTCAACCATATCCGCATAGGCTTTATCAGGACACCAGCACAAGATATTGAACTCAAAGTTTTCTTTGCCGTGCTTTTGCACTGCCGAACGTAGAGCCGTACACCCTGATTTGGGCCAATTATGTTGGTGCCTTCTTTTCTGCGGGTTTACAGATTGCCCGATGTACATCTTGCCATTTAAGATGTTTGTGACTTTATATATAGCCACGGGTTTCATCGCCATCCGCCCCCTATATGGCCTATATTTGGTACAAACCTAACTGGAGCGCGATCCCTATCTTCATCTGCTGCGGTCTGCCACGTTTCATCATACATTTGCTTAAGCATACCCACCCGGTTAGGGTCCATCTCAGGAGCCTTTAGGGCAACATAATAAGCAAGTCCAGCAATGATGGCTGGGACAAAACGGAAGGGCATATCGAGCGTGTTAGTGCCTGCTGTACCCGCGTCCTGAATTCTACGGAGATACCAATAATAAAAGATATAACCGGACTGGTTGGGCGTAGGCCAAATATTGATGGTAGGAATAGGAGCAAGGCGATCAACATAGACCTGTACAGGTCGTCCCTGTGCCAATTTATTAGGAATTGAAGCATACGTAGGAAGCGCGATACGCGGGATGATAATGTCGGTTTGGTTGTACTGACTGCCTTGGTTCTGGCGAATTACATGCTCAATGATATCAACACAATCTGCAGGGAGATTATACGTCCCCTGACCCTGAACCATAGGAATTTCATCTGCTTGGACTGTCCAGAGATTCAGTCCTTTGTTTGCCCATTCTTGGAACAGAATGTTGAGGCTGCGCCGTGCCGTCTTGAACTGATAACCCGTGCGGATTTCTATGCCAGCACGTTCGTAAGCCTCTTCAATAATCTCAGAGACATCAGGAGTCCAAACTGCGGTGCCGGAAGTGCTCAT